TCTTTCAGCCATTTCTTCTTGATTAGACCACCTTCTTCAGGAGTAGGGTCTTGCATGTAGAGTGAGTTCCAGTATTTGCTACCATTACTGGCTTTAATTTCGTGTTCGTCTACTCTGAGGACTTCTTCTGGCTTCCATTCAGGGAAATAACTGCTACCTACAGGTAAATCCAGTAGTTCTGCTGATTCTTCATCCAGCCATGCAGGTATCTTAACTACATCCCAAGGGATAATGTCATAATCACCTGCGTTTTCCTCTTGCTTAAGTAGCCAGCCACAGAGATCATCGTAATGATACCTAGTGTTAATGATTAAGATGGAGCCATTAGGCATGATCCGTGTACGTAGACCAGCAGGATACCATTCTTTTACATATCGTCTACCTGCTTCTGAGTAGGAATCTTCTTCAGACATCACATCATCAAGGATTGCCACATGCGCTCCACGACGTCCCGCAATTTGAGATCTCACTCCAGCAGCATAATACATACCACCTTGGTTGGTTTTCCACTTACCTGCTGCTCTGACATCACTTCTTAGCTGCACACCTCTGAAGATTTTCTGAAATTCTTCTGTGCTAACGATGTCTCTGACTGATCTGCCGAAGTCTGAAGACAACTGATCACTGTGAGACACAGTAAGTATCTCATGTTCTGGATGTCTACCTATATACCATGCAGGAAATAGTTTAGAACACAACACTGATTTGGAGGAGCGAGGAGGTAGGAAGACCATCAATCTACGGATCTTACCTTCTTCTAAGTCTCTTAGCTTATTGGAGATAACCTTTATATGATTACCCATCTTAAAGTCAGACACAATAGAAGGAGCCATTAACTTGACGAAGGTTAGGAAGTCGTCTTTGGATTGTTCTTCTACTTTTTGAGCTAGAAACCCCTTGAGGCTAATGAAAGACTCTAAAGTATTCTCATAATTTTTTTCCATACTATATAGTATACACTATATTATGTAGTTTCACAAGTATTATTTATAAAGATTATAAAGATAATAAGAATATATCTTAGTTATCTTAGATATCTTAGTATATCTTAGATACTTATTAAGACTATATAGGCCGCAGATTGAATTATTATTTTGACCCTTAATTTTAGTAGATTTTACTCCTGTTCAGATTACTATAATCATAAATAAAAAAGCTAGAATTTTTCCTGCGGGGTATATAGTTCTATAGTCTCAATAGATTTGATAGATTAAAGAGATACCTTAATTTATATCTGAATAGAACTGGTTTGGTCTACATGTATAGAACTGGTTTGGTTATATCGTCTAGCTTGTCTCAATAATACATGCAATTGCATACATTCCATATGGATACAGCCAGTTTTAAATAGTTCTATTAAAATAATGATTAGACTATATCCCAAAACAATATGACTAATGATTATGCCAATGATTAGATAAATCAATACAACCGCAGATAAATGATTATAAATTAATTTAAAATAAAATGATTTATTCGGGAACAAATACCAGTTTGAGACCGTCTATATAGTATAGGGGTTAAAATCATTTAATCTCTTTAACTGAAAGAGTAAGACCGTGAAAAAATCAAAACAGAATAAAGGCTATACTATGAAACAAAACATAATAAATAACTTCAAACTTGTTTTGCTTAACGATTATAAATCAATATATAAAGATTATTCAGATAAAGATTTAAATAGATTATCTGAATATTTACTCAAATATTATTTAGATAGCGAATTAAAAACTTTATTAAATAAATTAGATATTGATAAAAATCTAGATACTAATGATCTAGAAAAAACAGCATTACTATTCGCAACCACTATTGACACGTTTTCTATAGTTGATATAATCGGCTCTGCCGAAACACAGGCACACGGGGATAACCTTGTGTAAACAACATTGGAGTATTAAACATGACAAAATTTATAGAGTACAGTTTAGATAAAGATTGGAACCACACTACACCGCATAAATTTAAAGGCGTAAACGTGTACGTTTGTAGTTCCAGTGAGAACGCATACAATGTTAGCCAAGGCTTACCATCACCAGATCAAAACAATGCAATATTGTATATTCCTAGTGAGAATATTGTTGGTGTTGTTAATACTTGGCCGTTAGCGGTTACCAAGGAAGCTGGACAACTACATACGCCATGTGATTGGAAAACAATAGGTAAGGATATAGTAAAACACCATAAGGCGTATAGCTATACTTTAGGCAATGGTGAAACCGCCCATGTACCAGCAGAAAAGAGTATAACAAAAGGCTATAAATTTAAAAAAGCTGTACAGTTTGCAATGGTATATGAAAAAAACCACGTAGATGATAACGCAGTACAGGCACTTTAACTTTAACTGGAGTATTAAAATAATGTTACATTTTTTATACGTTGATAATAAAATATGTGGATGGACTAAAGAGAAATCTGTTATAGATAATTTTAAAAATCAATATAAATCTATTGAGGATTTACCAAACTATAGAGATTTATTTTTTAATGATGATTTACTAGTCTGGTTTTTAAACTGGAAAAAAGAGAGACCAGAATATAATAAATACAGTTAATTATATTTAGAACCAACGGTTTATTTAATCGTTGGTTTCATAATACAATTAACTAACTAAACTTTAACTTTAACAAACTGGAGTATATGATATGGCAATGTTAGGAATTTATCCAAGTAAAAAAGTGTTAAAAGAAAACATAGGCAAACCCCTAAAGTATCGTGAAACATCTATATTCGGTCCAGAATATAGAGACAATGGTATATTTGCGATAGCTAATAGGCCAAAAATTACAGGCATAGGTACTGAGTGGTTTGCAGAATTGATAATGAAAGATGGATTAATTTATAAAGTAAAATAGTTAATTCTATTTAGAACCAACGGTTTATTTAATCGTTGGTTTCATAATACAATTAACTAACTAAACTTAAACTTTAACTGGAGTATTAAACTAATGACAAATAAAATTAAAAAACCAACAGGTTATATTATTTATGATGGTCCTAGTCTATTAGATAATAAACCTATCGTAGTTATTGCGCTTGTCGGTAAGTCTAGCAATCAGAAGACCGGTGCAATGGTGCAAACTTATATTATTCGTAGCGATATAGATCCAAGGCTAGCAAATAAAACTGGTCTAGACTTTTCTATCTGTGGACTATGCAAACATAGGGGAACACCGACAAATGATCCAACTAAAAAACTAGCGGTTGATAGAACATGCTATGTTGTAATAGGACAAGGTCCAGTAATAGTATACAAGGGATATAAAAAGGGATCATACCCTAAAACTAATAACATTCCAGAACTAGGTAAAGATAGAGTAGTTAGACTTGGCACGTATGGGGATCCATCTGCTGTACCCTCATATGTATGGGAACAATTGCTAGCCAATGCCAAGGGATCAACAGGATACAGCCACCAAGAACAATTAGAACAGTCAAGCTTTAACCCTAGTTATATGATGGAAAGCGCAGATAATTTAACACAAGCGCAGACAGCATGGGCTAATAAGCGCAGAACTTTTAGAGTGATAAAAGATATATCAGAAATAGACCACGATAACGAAATATCATGTCCCGCTAGTCGGGAAGCTGGCCAACGTACTACCTGTATTAACTGCAAGTTATGTAGTGGTTCAATGATTAAAGCAAAATCAATCGCTATCGTGATACATGGTGCAGGTAAAAACAATTAATTGAAAGGTAAAAACTATGTTACATATTTTAGGAAACTTTATACCCGCTTGCGGTGGTACTGAAAAACCGTTTAAAACTAGAACAGGAATAACTGTTCAATATTTATGGAATCCCACAACCAAGGAACATGCATATATTAACTGCGAGACTGATATATTATTAACTGATTACGAAGTTAATATTTTAAATAAATAATTTAATACTCCACCAACTTAATAGGCTAGTAATTAATTTTACTAGTCTATTTTTTTATCTCGATTTCTAAGAGAACAAATCATGAACACTTGCTGCAATAAAAAGTGATAGCAACAGGGTAAAAGAATCATTGACTGTGACATAACCGCAACACCCCAGGGATTGTGCTTGACTATGGTATTAATGCAACACTTTAAGAACAAAACATAAACACCTGTTACAGCAGGGTAAATGGGTATAGATAGGGTAACATAGCCCAGCGGTATAACATCGCTTGTCAGGCTATTAAAATTCTCATATGACATGTCAACCCCTAAAGTATAGATAAGCTATGTTAATATTGCATGGCAGGTATGCAATAATAACACTACTAATTTATTTTTATTCCTGTATATTCATAATCACTAACGAGACAAACTTAACTTTAACTTTTTAATTGGAGTAATACATTATGTTAAACACAGCAATAAGACTTTTTAAAAATCGTAATCAATTAAAATCTATCTTAGATTTAAATGATTTGGTTGAGGCTAACACCTCTATCACTAGAACAAATGACAGTAAGGATAGAGGGTATAGTATAGAGACATCACCTCAAGGTAATTTCTTAATTATTAATAGAGGTAAAAAGGTAGACTATGTTAAAGCTATAGATAGTGAATGGTCAATGCCTAAAATAGTAGACAACCAAGTAACTTAATACTCCGACATCCTAGGGTATGATGTAAAACTGCCCTAACTTACTTAATAACAAGGATAAATAAAATGCACAGAAAAAATAGAAGAAACTTAAATAGAATGTATTGGAAAATACATACACCATTGTGTAATACAATAGCTGTATCAGTAATACTTGGTATGGGTTATGTATCTTTTATTATGTTTGGAGGTTGATATGTATCCTTACACTATGGTATTATTATATGAACAGTTCAACAAAGTTCCATTGGGTTTACACATTAATCTATGGGCATAACAAGGGGAAATAATATGTCAGATAATACATGGGTTATCTTAATTATCTTAGCTATAGGTGCAGTTATATTTCATGATTGGTATCACGGTGGTAGTTTAAATATATTTTAAAGAGTGCTATGTATATAGTGCATACCAGCTATGCAATAATAACACTGGTAAAATATTTTAATTAGTGTATATTATAATAACAAAACAACATAAAAAAAGGAAATAAAATTAATAAATTATATACAGATAAGATGTCTTACTATCAGTGGCAAGATGCTATGGAAATGAGATACGATACTATGCCATCATGGTGGTGGAACACAGGTCAAAGAAGAAAAGAATATAAAAACTATTTGGAAGGAAAATAATAATGAATAAAGAATATAGTTACATTGAACAAACTAACTGGCATGTCTGTCAGGGATGTGGATATGAGCGAGAAGGTATTGAAGCACCTGATAGTTGCCCTGACTGCGGCACACCAGACTTTGATATTTGTTTGGAACCTATGGAAATGAGGTGGGCTTGATATGAGTGACATAAATGAAACACTTCTAAGATATTATGAAGAAGCCCTTGACATGGGCATGACTGAGGATGATGCCAAGGAATGGGCATGGGATAAACTATATGGATGGAGAGAATAGATGAGCTACGTAGATTTACAGGAAGTATTATGGGATAGCTATGATATAGCTATTGAGATGGGTATGACTGATGAGGATGCCAGAGTGTGGGCATTAAATAAAATGATGGAGTATAATAATGAGTGAAGAAATTTTAGAAAAGAATGTTGCAGAATTACAAGAGCAATTAGGTAATGCTAATAAAAGAATAGTAGAACTAACTACTAAGTTAGATAAAAAATTTGACTATGAGAGTAGAATAGCAGAACTAACATCAGAGTTACATAGAAAACAAGAAGCATTACTTGATATAGGTAAGATATTTTCTAAGAGTACACAAAGAGATGTACTATTAGAAAGAAAGTAACTTACATTATGGGGATTGAATAATGGGTACTAAAGAATATCATAAAGAAAAATCAAGAGAGCATTACCTTGAAAATAAAGAGGAGTACCTTGAACGTGGTAAGGTAAAACATGCCAATCCTGATTGGAATAGTCGTAAGAGAAATTACAGGGAAGCCAATAAGATATGGTTGTTTGAACATTTTGGTGGTGAATGTAATCATTGCAAGGGTAAATTCTCACATCATGCTTTTGAGTTTCATCACACACACCCAGATAAAAAGAATTTAAACCTATCCAAAATTACAGGTCATTATCATAAGCTGGAAAGTTTTAAAGAAAGAATAAAAGATGAGATACCATTGGTGATTATGCTATGTTCTAACTGCCATAGGATAGAACACTGTGAACATCAATCAGAATTTAATATACTAAAAAGAGAGATTGAAAACTCTAAGGGTAGACGATGGTTAGAGTAGGGAAACAACGTGATCCTAATTGGAAATGGCTGAGAGAACTAGGTCATAAAATAGTTCTTGCAAAGAAGGGCAGAATGTCCTATACTCGTAAGATCAAACATAAGAAAGGAAAATAATATGGAAAATTTTGGAATGTTTACTACAGAAGGTAATAAAAGAGTAGCAAGCATAACTTCTTGGCATAAAAAAGCTGGCAGTAGCTGGGAAAAGGTAGCAAGAAGTTTAGAAATGCTTGGTAAAGTAAAAGAATTTGAGGAAGCTACTGATACAGTAGTACGTGATTTAGTTTTTGAAGCAGTTATAGAAAAGGAGATTAACTAATGTTTATATTTTTAATTTTTCCACTGGTATTTGGCATGGCTAATAGTGATGCACTGAACACCTTTCACGATGAGATGGAAGCTGGTGCTAAGTGGCATTATGTAGGTGAACAAGACCTTGATCCTAATGCAAAGTCTATTGACCTCAATGGTAAAGTATACTACAAACTTAAATGGAAGGAGTAAGTAATGACTACAAATATTAATATACATAGGGTCAAAGACATAGATATAAATACCCAGCAACATGATTGGGGTCAGGCTATCTGTGTTGAGGTGACTGCTAC